AATTCTTTAAGAATCACTTTGGTAATATCAGTTCAAAAACATTTGGACTACTAGCAATTTTGTTGGCACACTTTTCTAGTATTCCAACTTTGATCGCAGTACTACTTGGCAAAAGTGATACTTTGCCTCCAGTAGATCTTGTTCTATTCGTTTGGGCTAGTTTAGTGGCGATGTTTTTCAAGAGTCTTATCGAGAAAAATAATCTTTATGTGACTGTAATTTCTATTGGTTTCGCTGCCCAAGCCATTATAATGAGTTTGATTCTTTTCAAATAATATAAATACACGTATGAAAATACGTGATTTACTTGAAAAGAGAGATATACCCAATCCAACAAAAAGCCAGTGTACAAAGCCTAGCTTGTCTAATGTTAGATACAGTCAGTGTGTAAGTTTAGGATATAAAGCACACGATTCTAAACATACTGCTGGTACTGGAAAGCAAGGCAAAAAAGGTTCTGGTGTAAAATTAATGGGTAAAAAAATGAAGAGTGAACGTCATGGTGGCCCCGTAAAAGATTATTCTGGACCAACACGTGGCGGTAAAAAAAGACGTAAATAATATAACAGAGTTGACAACTCATTCTAATCATGTTAGAATGAAATATATCAACTCTGTTTTTTAATTATGATCCGTAATTGTACATCAACTATCACGCACTTGGAAATCCATCCAAGTCGTATCAACAAAGAACAAATCATTGAAGCTCAAGCAATTGAAAAAAATGACATTTTTTTCGAAGGTTGCCGTCTAGCTATTGATCCCATGATTACTTTTGGTGTTAAACAAGTGCCTGAACGTACTGGAGTAAATGGTGGGGGGCTTGTTTGGGATACATTTAAAGCTAATGCTCAAAAACTTATCAATCGTGAAGTTACTGGTAATGCTGCCCGTGATTTGATTGAAGATCTTATGAATCATGCTACTAATGAAGAATGGAATCTTTGGTATCGTCGTATTCTAATTAAAGATCTACGTTGTGGCGTTAGCGAAAAGACTATTAATAAAGCAGTTGAAAAAAATTGGCCACAATATTCTATTCCTGTATTTGGATGTCAACTTGCGCATGATAGTCTAAATCATGAATCTAAAGTTTCTGGAAAAAAACTTATCGAAGTCAAGCTCGATGGAGTAAGAGTTCTTACTATTGTTTATCCGAACGGTAATGTGATCCAATACAGTCGTAATGGAAAAGAACTTGTAAATTTTGAAAGTATCAAACAACAGTTTTCAAAAGTTGCTCATCTACTCGAATCACCCCAAGTTTTTGATGGTGAAGTGATGAGCAGTAGTTTTCAAGACTTGATGAAACAAGTTTACAGAAAAAGTGATGTAAAAACAAATGATGCGGTTCTATATTTGTTTGATATGATTCCACTAGAAAATTTCCAAAAGGGATTTTGGAAGGTCGATCAAGAAAGTCGTAGTAAAATTCTTCATAAATGGTTTACTGATAACGAAAAATCATTGGATCTTGGGAATATTAAAATTCTTCAATACGAAACTATTGATCTTGATACAGAAGATGGAAAGAAATCTTTCAAAAAGATTAATCAATCTGCGATTGATGGTGGTTATGAAGGAATTATGATTAAAGATTCTCATTCGTCATATGAATGTAAACGCTCACATGCTTGGTTGAAACTTAAACCTTTTATCGATGTCTCACTGGAGGTGATAAATGTTGAAGAGGGCACTGGTAGAAATCAAGGAAGACTTGGAGCATTGGTTTGCTCCGGATCAGATGACGGAAAGTTTATCACGGTCAATGTTGGTAGTGGTTTTAGCGACTCTGATAGAGATAATTTTTGGGTTAATCGTAGTAATATCATTGGTCAAATTGTTGAAATTCGGGCTGATGCTATTACTCTAAATCAAGATGGTACTTATAGTTTGCGTTTCCCTAGATTTCTTAGGTTTAGGGGTTTCGAAGCTGGGGAAAAAATTTAAATAAGGAAAAAAATAATAAATGGCAAAGAGTGATTTTATAACAATAGACGGGGTAGTAGAACAAATACTACCCAACGCTATGTTTAGGGTAAAACTAGAAACTGGTACTACTATTCTAGGACATATTAGTGGAAAAATTCGTCAAAACAAGATTCAAATTTTAGAAGGTGATCGTGTTGTTATGGAACTTAGTCCTTATGATACATCAAAAGGGCGGATAGTATATCGAGACAAATAAAAAACGCCCCTAGGGGCGTTTTTTCATATGTAGTTTTTCCATGATGGATGAAGCACATCCAATCCCAGAGACTTCCTTTTATTTACCAGTTCCCAGTAATCTGGTTTCCACGGTTTTGTCATGGGAATGATACTTTTATTGTTTCCCTTTTTGGAATTACATGAATTACATGCTGTAGTACAGTTTGTCCAGATACTTTTGCCGCCATGACTTTGTGGTAGAACATGGTCAAGCGTAGCAGTTTTTCTGTTTACTTCTACACCACAATATTGACAACGAAATTCATCTCTCAAAAAAACATTCTGCTTACTAAAGTGAATAATTTTTTTGGTTCGTTGATATTCATTCAGCATCATTACAGCGGGAACAGGAGTACTCCAACGAGCGGATCTTACAACCCAGTCGTCGTACCAATCAAGCACGGTTGCTTTTTCGCTAACTAAATATCTAATTGCTTCTTCCCAACCTATTACACTCAATGGCAACATAGAGATTGGGGCAGCATCTGTATTAAGAATTAAAGTTGACATTTTAAAATCTACATATTATTTATGATTCTTGATGATTAGCAGTGTAACATATTTTTATTAAAAAAGCAACTAAATACTATAACATTTGATGAAATTAGGGAACAAATATGACCATTCAATACGTTAATACTGGAAGTGGTGCTAATTCTGGTGATGGCGATAGCTTAAGAACAGCTTTCTATAAAATAAACAATAATTTTGCTGAATTATCTGCTATTTCGGGCACAGATACCAGTGTTATCATAATTAATTCCTTTCCACCTAATACAAGTACTGAAGGTACGATATGGTTTGATACAGTAAGTGGAAGAAACTTTATTTACTATGATGGATTCTGGGTTGATGCCGCCCCTCCAGCAGTAGAGCCAATTAATTTAACTACAGTAACTTCACATATATTACCAGGAGCAAATTTAACATATGATTTGGGAAGTACAAGCAGTCAATGGCGTAGTTTGTATGTAGGTTCTAGTACAATATATGTGGGTGGAACGCCACTATCTATATCTAATGGTAGATTGACAGTTAATGGAGTTGATTCTGCTACAACATCTTCATTGAAAAATAATGGTTCAAGTTTGTCTATAGATTCAACTGGGACTACATTATTTTTACCATCTGCTAATGGTGTAATACGCAGTTTTAATAATATCTCTGGTGATGGATATGGTACTTCAATTATAGAAATAATTCCTGATTTTCAATTAGCAAGAGAAAGTGACAATCATCAATATTTGGTTATAGATCCAAGTGGTGGGGAAAATCACATTCATATTAGAACCGGAGGCCCCAGAGACCAATCAAATGCTGCTTTATGGTTAGGTGGTAGGTTAAACCATGTTATAATTTCGGATCCAGATAATAAAGTAAAAATTGGAGCAAATAATGGAGAAGATGAAATGGTTGAATGGGAATTTACTGGTGACGGTAAATTATCATTGCCTACAGTTGTTCCTGGTATTGCTATAGATTTTTTAAAAGATAGTCCTGACGATCATGTAATAAGAACAGAATCTGATTGGAGATTAGTCCTTCAAGCAAGAGCCACGTATCCAAATGACGGACATCTTGAATTAGAGGCTGGTCAAAATACAAAAATTTTAATACATGGTGATGGTAGTAATATAGATTTTATAGCAAGTGATAGTTCAACTACCCAAACATGGACTATGAACTTATCAGGAGAATTGGTATTTCCTGATGGATCAGTGCAGACATCGGCCGCAACTTACGCATCTACCTACACAGGATGGTTCCAACCTGCTGAAACAGTAGTTCAACTAGATACACTACTTGCTAGAATTGCCAGCACCGGCACTATGCAGATCAGTTCAACTATTGTAGAAACTGAAGGTCAGGGCGCGGCCTTTGCTTGGAACGGTGTTAGAAATCAAGGTGCTACGATGTCGGCATTTGGACAAGGTGGAACAAACTGGGTGATGCCCGGAAGTTGGCTAGATATCAGTGCTACCCCGTTAAACAACAATTTTGAAGTTGCTACCGTTAGTGTGTTCAAATTAGGTGGAACAGGTAGTTTATATCGTATAACTTATGTTGGTGCTACAAATGATCAATGGTCGGTGGTAATTGAACGTGTGGCTATTGGGTAAATACGACTTTATGAACTTATTAATATTTGCTAATAATTCTGAGTTAGGTGATATATTTGTAAACCTCAATTCGGCAACTTATGCCTAGGTTGGATACTGGAGTTCAAAAGAAAATATTCTTTATTGTGGATATGTTAAGATTTAATATGTTTAATACCATAAATATATAAAAAAGGATTTTAAAATGGCTTTAGATTTCCCATCAAACCCTAGTACTGGAACAGTATATTATGGTACTAATGACGTAACCTATACTTTTGATGGAGTTAAATGGCTAGGTCAAGCACAAAAAGGTTCACAAGGATTTCAAGGTGTTCAAGGAAGTCAAGGATTTCAAGGTGTTCAAGGAAGTCAAGGGTTCCAAGGTGTTCAAGGAAGTCAAGGGTTCCAAGGTGTTCAAGGAAGTCAAGGATTTCAAGGAATCCAGGGAAGCCAAGGATTTCAAGGATTCCAAGGAGTTCAGGGCAGTCAAGGTTATCAAGGATTCCAAGGAGTTCAAGGATCACAAGGTTTCCAAGGAGAATCTGGGTTAGATATAGTAATTCAAAGTGGTACAGGAA